TTCAGTAGACTTGCGAGGATCATGATGATTCTCCTCTGCAACTTTTGTCCACTTGTCGATTTCTTGCGTGATTGCGTCAGGCTGGGCAGATGGTTGCTGGGGCACCTGAGCCGCTTGTTGGCCCTGTAACTGAGACTCGTAACCTTTCATTTTATCGTAAACTTCTTTGAAGCGATCATAGGGAATACGTCGTTCCCCTGTGACCGACGGTGCGTCCGAGGCTTGGGCACCTTCACCAAATGGTTTCGCAGGAGTTTTCGCCTCTACTGTGTCCGGGGAAACACCACTGGATTCCTGGCTACCAGTTACGCCCGAGTTGGTGACGGGGACACCACTTACGCCCGTATCTCTATCTTCCAAACAACCCCCCTTTGAGAGTTAGGTTCTGCGTACACTGACAATCAATGCTTGTCAACATTATTCTTGATCAGCACAAAGATTCAACAAAAAGTTTACAATATCAGAGAAAGCGTTATACGCCCCTCTGCCCTCGAAGATCTCTTGTGTGTCTGACGCATTCATTGCTATCTGCAAGTACTGATCCTGCAACGGCTTAAGCACGACAAACAAGAACGCCAAGTCCTTATTACGGATCAGTTTCTCAAGGCGTTCCTGCTCTTCCAAGCGACGAGAACCCTGTAAAACTTGTGGAGTCCCATCGCCTTCTAACTCATCCCAATGCTTTTCAAAGGAGGACACACTGTTTGCGTACTCCTCTAAAACTTGTTCAAACTTCATTCTCCTGTTCTCCTTCCTGTGGCGGTTGCTCTTCTGCCACTGGCTCTTCTGCTGGAGCCTCTTCCATCATGGGTTGCTGAATCGGGAAAGCCATGTAGGTCCGAGTACCTTGTTGTTGCACTTCAGCCCCCTGCTGTTGCATTTGCTCCAGAAGGGCACCGTCTCCCATCATGGCCATGTGCAGAGCCAAGTGGCCTGTCAACAACAGCGTCAACTCTTGATCCTCCATGTTGGCTTGAATCGCCTGCTGGAGAACTTGGACATGAATGCTGTGAGGATCACCCTGATCCACAGGAGCCACCTGTTTCATGGTCTGCATGAACTGGATCTCGCTCAACTGCTGTGAAGCGGCATCCTCTTCCATAAGACCTGGTGCCCTCAGAAGCCTGCGAGAAGAACGGTAATCGCTGTTCTCGAAATAATCCCGGAGTAACTCGTAGGAGTTGACGAACGGAGAGAACACAGGAGACGAAGCCACCTGCATATCAGCCAGTGCCTTCTGAGCACGAGACCGAGAATCCAAGTTGTCCAGTCTTCCGGTCGGGATCAGGTCGAAGTCCTTGTACAAATCCCAACGGTTGAAGACCACAGGCTCTCGACCGTCAATGTTGATAATCACCGTCATGTCACCGTACTGAGACCACAGGAACAACGTCTGTCGGTGCAAGCGTCTCATGGATTCTTGGAAGATCTGAATGTCAAGAGCCGATTGCATTTGACTGATGCGAGAGATCTCCTGCACCTCTGCCGCTGTACGTCTCTCGACCCTCTGGTTGACATTGGAGATTCCGAAGTCCTGAACGCCGACATACTCCTCAGCATACGCCTTGAGCGTTCGCTCTTCGGCCTCAAAGGAATAGTCCATGACTTGGTGGGTGATCGGCTGAATGTCGTCCATGCGACGAACAGGTATGTAACCACCAGGTCTAAACCTTAACTGCGAAGGATTGCGAACCGACCCCTCACGAACCTTAAAGGTAATGGCATTCTGAATCGTCATGCGGTCCAACTTGGCGTTGTGCTGAGCGTTGATCTCAGCATTCAAGTCGTAAAGCATTTCAGGGATTCCACGAGGAGAGTACCAACGTGGCTCAGTGATCTCGTAAGCAAACCGTGTGAACGGCCACTCGCCATGCTCATACGGGTACTCGATCAGGCGAAGCACTTCCATGCTGTCAGCCGCCACTGTCATGACGCACTGCTCTTCCAGCCCGTCGCCGTCAATGTCATGGTAGAAGTAGATCTCATGCAGTTCGATAAACGAACCACTGGCTGAAGAAGCCGACACTCCCTCTCGCACTGTTCGTGCTGAGTTAATGTAAGAACTGTCGTCGCTTCCCATCTCAGAGGTCTTGGACTCCAACGCTACCTTGCTGGCTACGTCCTCGTCGTACATCCCATGAACGCCTCGCTCAAGAATCTCTGCCGGTGTCATGTACATCCGGTGACAGATCCAAGGAAGGCTGTCAATGTCGTCTGCTGAATCAAACGGAACGATGACATCTCTGGAATCCACGAACTCCCAACGTGGGGCGTTCTGCTTCATGACTTGCAAAGAAACTTTGAGTTTGTCTTTGCCATCCCGGAACTGCTTCAACACAGACTCAAAGGCTTTCAAATCTTCTTTTTCATTCAGATCCAGCCCCATTTGAGGAGCCAGTTGTGCAAAGTCCTCGTCGCTGATTTCGTTGCGATTCACATCGTCGGGAAGGAAAGAAAGATCCAACGTGCGGGTTTTTCTTTCGGTTCGGTGATCCCAAACAACTTTGATGTAAGACTGCCCGTAAGTCAGGAAGTGATCGACAGACTGAATCTGAGTTTCACGACAGCGATCCATCTTGTAACGGATCAGCCAATCATAAAAGTTCTCGATCCTTCTTGCTCGCTCAGGATCACCCTCACCCAATGTTTCAACCGAAAGCACAGGGTTGACTCCAAAGATAGCGTTGACGTACACCGGCTTCTGCCGACGAATCGTCTTGTCAATCAAAGGAATGTTGATGTTAGAAGATCCAGGCCAAGGGAAGTTTTTTTCGTCACGAATCCCATAGCGACGCTCATAGAACACACGCTGTTTGTGTTCCCATTCTGAGCGATCACTAATCGCTTTCTCTACTTCTTGACATAGTTCTTGAACCGTCTCGTCTTTAATCTGCGGCCCAAGATCGATTCCGTCGCTTTCTGGATGCTGATCCATTTATCCCCCGTACCCCGTAACACCGAGATCCTCAACTTCAGGCATCTCCATGTACTGACCCATATTGTAATGCGGCTCAAAGTCCAAGAGATAACGAAGCGTATCGATCATGTCTTTGCCTGCTTCCCCAGGTCTTTCCTTTGCACCGTACTCAGACTCGATGTCCTTTTGATTCCAAATGTAATTCTCAAAAGCCCAGACCATGTTGTGACAATGCTCAAACATTAGAAACTTTGGTTCACCGAGGTCTGTTCTTAGAGACTCGTGTATTCTCTGATGCCCCAACTGGATGTCATTATTGATCTCTGCATAGAAATCAATGTTATGCTCCTCGTACTCCTCGATCAGCGTTCTTCCTGTAAACACCGAAGGAGTCTTACCAAAGTTGGGGTCAATGATTCTTTCGTGAATCTGCTCCTTGCCCTCTTCTGTCAGCATTAACGAAACGTAATCTCTGACAGAGTTGCGACAGGTCTTGATCGAATGGAATGGCTCATGAGGCCACTCTCGATAGCAAAAGATCTGGTTTCTGGGATTGACCGCAAACCACGCCATGTAACTGGGGCGACGGTCGTGCGGGTCCATGACCATGAATCGAGGCCAGTCCTCTGGAATCTGGAACCCCGGCACAACATGAATGTCCCTGCGAAACTCAGGGAAGATCGCCCCTGAAAGGTGACTGAACTTACCATGAACCCTAGACTCAATCTCTTCTGGAGTCAGGTCTGCCATAAAAGAATCTTTTTCTTTTTGCGATATGTGTGGATTCTTGAGCAGATCCAAATGGAAGTCCGAGATCCGAATACCGTCTGCCTTGGCTGAGATCTCATTGTAGATCCACGGACAACTGAGCGGGGTCAACGTGAACCAGATCCGGCCTCCGTGGTCCAAGCACCCTCGTCGAACGGCCACAAACATGGGCCGAGGGGGTGGCTCGTCAAACCACACTCCATGCCAATCGTGACCCTCGTAAGTGGAAGGGTCTTGCATATAGGAACCAATGTAGAGGCGAGATCCATTGCTGAACCTCAGGATCTCTGGATAACCGTCCGTTCCGTTCTTGATATGCTCAATCCAGCCCTTGGCTGAGAAGTCCTTGATCTTCTTCATGAGGATCTTGTCCACGGCTTTTCGACGGTCATTGACCATAGCCAGGATATCGACGGGAGGCGTGGGAAGGTTCTTTCGAGTGCCGTCATGCCGAAAGCCCATACAGTGAGCCAAGGCTTCAACCACACCCACAGTAGACTTGCCGGTACGGTTACCCCCTGTAATCAGACGGATCTGAGCAGGCGACTCCAAGAAGTCTACCTGTTGGCCGTAGGGTTCAAAGAAGAAGAACGGAGCCTCTTTGAACACACGGCTCTGTTCCTTGAGTTGCGTGTACTCTTCAATCAGATCATCGTGATCCATTGAACCATCTCCAATAGTTACAACGCTGACCGTTTGTTAAAAGTTTGTCACAATGCTCAACGGGCATAGACCCTGTTTTGTTATTCCATTCTGCTGGAACTTCCTTTGTTTTCAAACTGACAGACCTGCGTCCCATCTGTTGACAACGAGGGCAATCCTTATCCATCGATCTTCTCCACTCCTGCTGTTTCTTTGGCGATTCCCATTTGTTTTTTCATTTTCTTGATATGTGCCAGCAGTTCGTCCTCGGTCATGAGAGACGGGTCCAACTCTCGGTCTCCACCCAGGTCTGCCTCTTTACGACGAACGTATTTGTAAAACAACTCTGTATCTTTTACAGAGCCTTGACTGGCACGGATTGCCACTCCCATAGCGATATTGCCTTCGGTTTCTTCTGCGGATTTCATGAGGAAAAGATTCAGTAAGGCGTTGATATCCCTCCGGGAGATTCGGGTCAACAGGTCTGTTTGATTCAGTTCCATGCGAGAGGCGGTGGAAGCACGGGCCTCCTCTTCAGGTTGTCCTCGCCTCAGGAACTTGACGAAGTAGTAGGCGTAGCGGTGAGACCAGAAGATCTCATACGGGCCAATCCAGCCCCTGAGGTCGCCCACGAGTTTCTTCAAAACCTTGATTGCCGACTCATAATGGCCCACATGGGACAATCGAGCGATGAAGTCCTCTTCGGTGATCCCGCTCTGGCTGAAGGGGATTAACTGGGAAAGTTGAGAAGCGAAGTCCATTAACTGGTACTTGCGGGTGGCATCCAGGCTGGAGATCCACAAGCCTCCGGCATCGGCTTTATTGTCTGCCTTGCGGAGAATCCGGGCGGCTTTCTTCTCAGGTGGCTTTGCTTTGGGTTCTTTCACAGGTCTCCGATCCTCCTAGCAAAAGGTGAAGAGCGAGTCTACATTGTTGAACATGAAATCAAAAGGTGTATATTGCCCCACGAAGGAGAGGTTTCATGAACACATCTAATGGGCAAGAGATTTATTACAAGCACACCCATGAGTCCCAAAAGGGGACGCTGTATCGTCTGGTGATGTTGATTCCCTGGCAAGACGAAATCCCCCAGCCGCCAGAACTTTGGCTTCGGAATGAGGGCGACCAGCGAACCAAGGTGCTGGTTTCTTCTTCTGACCAAGAGTTCATGTGGTTGTGCATGGAGGAGAACTCCGAGGTGATCGACAGCATTCGCATTGTGGATGTGTTAAAAATCACGCTTGGGCTGGACGAAGCGACTTGTGCTTTCCTATTGCAGACATGGAAAGGTGTATTTCTCAAATGGAAGAAAATCCACGCAGAAAGCGTCGAAGCAAAAAGCGATTCAGAAAAACCATCAAGAAGAGCAGTGCCAAGCCCCATCGGGCGATTCAATGGATCGAAGCCTCTTTGATTGAAACAGAACAGCAAATGATTTCTTTGACGAAAACAAAAGAGCGATTGCTGAAAACCTTGAGCGAACTCAGGCAAAGTTGATTTTTTGAAAGAGGGGGGACTTTGTGTAGTTGCGGCATTCTCCCCTCTTTCTTTTTGCTAGGAGAGCCATTTATTTCCAAACGTGCACCACCTGTCACAAGACCCTGCCCTTTAACAAAGATCACTTCCGTTTTGTCCTTGACCGTCAGAGGAAAAAATATCGGCCCATCCTGTCTTGCAAGGTTTGTCAGAGACGCAAGCGACGAGCCAGCATTCACCGCCGAGCCACTGATATGCTGAACGCCGCACGACGGCGATCCACGCAGAAAAACTTGCCCTGCACCCTGACACACTCATGGATTCTTGAGAGGCTCCAGGAGGGCCGCTGTGAACTTTCTGGGTTGCCCTTTGACTACCAAGCCAAGAGAGGTCATCTTTCTCCCCTGACACCCTCTGTTGATCGGATCGTCCCC